TCTTGGCGGCAGTCTTAGGGGCAGCGGGGGTCTTGGGGGTAGCAGGCATCGTGTTTACATTACTGGATGACTTCGAGACGGGCATTTCTAACGCGGTTGGTATGCTTTGTATACTCCTTACCTGTTTAAATCACAAACGGTATAGGGCACTCATAACTAAAAAGCAAAACGGGTAAGGGTCAACCATGTCGTGCATCATTCCGGAAATAAGACTCGATACCTGGATTTGGCTGGTTCGTCCCGTTGTGATGTTCGCTACACCGTGTTCGCGTTTCAGTATAGCATGATACAGATGTCTCTTTGAAGATTTAGGGTGTTCCGAGGCCAATATCCCCATGTCGACAACAAGATATCCTAGAAGAACCAACAGATTCGATTTGGTTAGACGTGAAAACATTCGGGGCTCGACATCTTCAAAGCCGTTCTCGTGTAGGACTTGACTAACCCGAGTCCAGTTCAATTCAACCAGACCGTCAAATGATAGGTTCTTTGGAACGTGCGATGTTTTCATATGTCTGTGAAGCCTGCTCGATAAAACTGTGCGAAGTCTTCGCCGAGTGTCCACGGATAACAGCTGTCTCGTATAAGGATTCACGGGATGCAAAGCCCCGTCGAGACATGAAAGGATGCTGCAAATATCAAACCACCAAATCTTCTCGCCTTCGTGAAATGAAAAGAATTCGAAAGGGTCATGTTGGTTCTTGGAGTCCATCGATACTAGTTCTTCATCATTGTGACACAATGAACGCTTAAGAACACCAGGACCGGCGCGCTTCAAATGCGTTCGCACTATGTATCCCCTCCACATCTTGGAAATCAATGTTACTTTGGGGTCAAGGTTGTTCACTATATTCCAGAGCCGCGGATTCTTGGTCCGTATGTGTCTGCCGCACAGCATAAGGCCTTTTATTCGAGGGCTCGCGCATCGCTCGGTGCTCGTTTTATTTTTGCAGGACATGCACAGGTTCATTTATGACTTTTGATTTCTTCTTTGAAAATGAATTTACATCTACCGGGCATACAGATAAGTATAATCAAGGCAAGATGAGCACCAACGCAATCGTCAATGTTCGCAATATCGATATCAACCGTGTGAGCTTCATTATTGGACAGGCAAAGAATGGTCGCAATCCCCCCGTAAGCATCAAGTATGATGGTCAGAATCTACAGCTGCGCCTCCCTCGGATGTCCTTCCCCGGTGGCGTTCTTATTCGGGAGACCGACGGAAATGTATCGTATGCTCTCATTGGCTCTCTGAAGGGTTGTGACCCGTATGGTAAGGACCGTGCGACGGATGGCGACGATACCGCCAAGTTCTACAACTTCCTCATGGACCTCGAGGAGAAGATCATTGCTACCGCGGCAACTCCCGAGAACAGCGTGAAGTGGTTCGGAAAGAAGCGGTCAGAGGAGGCGATTCGAGACGGCTTCAAGCGTCTTATGCGTCTGTCCGTCGACAAGAAGGATGGAGAGTATATTCCCAACGGGAAGTACCCGCCGAGTGTTACAGTGAAGGTCCCTGTCTACGACAACCGCGTGAACGTGGACATCATCGACACCAAGGGCAACCCAGTCTATGTGACTCCCGCGTCACTCAATTCCGTATTCCCCAAGGCGGTGGATGCGAACTTGGTCGTGAGCGCATCTATCTATATCATCGCCGGTGGCGGGTTCGGCGTCACTTGGCGCCTAACGTATGCCCAAGTGTTCCCTCAAATGCGCCAGACTGCGCGCAACGTGTTCATGGACGAGGAGGAGAACGAGGAGGAGACCGAGGCTCTTGACTCGGAGACTCCAGCTGCCCCTCAGAACTCGGCAACTGAGCCGGAGACTCAGACCGAGGAGGCTCCTGCTCCCCCTCCGGCAGCGGCGCCTGCAAAGACTGGTCGTCGTCGCGCCGCAGGCCCAGTGTAGACCAAACGGCTGAATTGGGAGGAGGGTAACAGATAACAAACGAATCATCTAAAAACAAAGAAAAAACACCCGAAAACTCTAACTTTTTCACTGCTGAGCATTTGCTTGGCGCTGAAAGCGTTCTCTTATCACAGCATTCGCATTCATAAATCTCGCTCGGAGGATTTGAAAGCATGTGAGGCAATATGATTCTCGTATTCCCAGCCAAAGACATATCGACTATTTTTTCAAAATCGTCTTCGAGACAGTCTTGGTATGCCTCATTCGACAGTTTGGACCATATAGTTTTACCAGAGGTTGTCCACCCGGGCTCTTGGAAGTATGTAGCATAAGGGTTGTCGTATATCCATAATGTTTCGGAAACGCTCCTATCGTAAGACTCGTATTCTGTAAGTCCAACTCGTTTTAGAGCATCGTCGTACAACCAGTGAACATCTAGATTGTGTTCGGTATATCGCGGGTCAATGGAGCCCTGATAGACTTCTTTGCCGTCAATGGTGAATAACTCTGCCTCAATATCGTCGTCGTGTTCAACAATGTCTTGATGAATGTCTTTGTACATCAAATCCTTCCGAAGTCTCGAAAGCATTTTATGTATGGAATAGAGGTTCTTGATATGTTTAAGACGCGCTTAGTCGAATCGAACGACTACATTCACGTCATGCCTCTTGAGTGAATTTGTGGCCGACCTAGACAATTCGTGGCGCTTTCGCGGCGATTCCTCGGCTGCGTCCGTGTGAATACGCGTATCCATGTCGTTATGAATCTCGTCGTGGTGCTCCTCAATGTAGGCAAGAACCTCTTCCGTCAGCGCCCACTCAAAAAAATTGAGCTGGCCTACCGTCGTTTCAATATCTCGAAACTTGATTCTCTTGCAACGACAGAAAGGGTCAAACATCTTCTTACTGTAAGCCTTCAGATGCGACTTGTAAGAGAGGTAAACCACGATGTGTTCATTTTTCGTGGTCATGTAGGATATGTTATACTTCTTTGAGTAATTGGTCGCGAACCAATCAATAAGACGAAGCGAAAGCTTTGATTCTCCTGCGATGATTCTACGAACCTTTTCAAAATTTCCGTCTTTTCCGTAAAACTTTTCCAAACGGTATAGAACCCACTGCTCCTGCGACTGAATATCCATATGCTGATAATAGGAGACTGCCTGAAAACGAATTCGAGTTTGTATAGTCATAACCGATAAGAATGAATCTAAACGAGCGTGTCGAGTCGCTTCTTGCTACATACGGTCAGAATGACCAGAGGACGGCAGCATGGCACACGAAACGTGGCGAGATGTTGACTGCTTCAGAAATTTACAAAACGGTAGCAGGGGCAACACCTGCATCACGCCGCGAACTTATTACATCCAAGTTGGTGCCTCGAGATTCTGGAAACGGCGGAGGAGCGCGATCGCTCATCTGGGGGACTCAGTTTGAACCAATCGCGAAACAGATATACGAGAAGATGAACAATGTTCGAATTGCGGATACGACATGTGTTCCTCATCCAGTTCACAGCTTCCTCGGCGCGTCTCCAGACGGGATTCAACTGGACAATGAGGACCGGTTTGGAAGACTAGTGGAGTTCAAGTGTCCTATTTCGCGCGACTTTGATGAGACGACGCCGGTTCCGGACATGTATATCCACCAGATGCAATTACAGATGGCGTGCACGGGAATGGACGCGTGCGATTACGCGGAGTTCAAGTTCAAGCTCGTGAATTACTCCGAGTGGATGGATACAGACGTGAAATACAAGTCTGCCTTTATGGTGATGGATGATGGCTCGATTCATTACCGTTCTCCAGAAGACTCACGATCAGTTGCAGAATGGAAGACCGATATTCTTCGAGAAGTGGGATGCTACGATGACTACCCACACGTCGCATGGTGGGTTCTCGTAAAGACTCGGTTTCATTCCGTGGACAAGGACCCGGTGTGGCTAGATACGAACCTGCCGTTCTTCGAGCAAACGTGGAAGGAGGTTCAAGAGCACCGTTTGAATGGAACGCTGCCTGAAAATCCGCGCGATAAGACAGTTCTAACTCTCTAGTAAATTTCAATGAAACTCCCTCTCCATAACACAATCAATGTTGCTCCAGGATTTACCATCACAGTTGAGGATACACTATAATCAGACGGTGGTACGATCATACTTAAATTAAGTGAAAGCGGCTTCCTAACGACAGACTCACTAGCCGGCGTCGTTTGATTCCTTAGTAGGATTTGTTTGGGGGTTATATTTTTAATTAGTACCCAGTAGTTCGGCGTAGAAGAGGAAAGTTCTGACGTATTAAAAATCAGCGTTGAAGAATCAATGGTCGGATTCAAGAGTATAGTTTTATATACATTTGATGTAGTTAATTGAAACGTAAACGTGTTAGTATCCCAAGTATGCGGTATAACGCCAATAGACCCAGGAGTTAAGAAACTTAATCCGGCAGGACCGGAAGGACCGGAAGGACCTCTAGGACCGGAAGGACCCGAAGGACCTCTAGGACCAACTTCGTGATAATTTGTACCTTGAGGACCAGAAGGACCGGAAGGTCCCGAAGGGCCTGACGGTCCGGAGACTCCCTGCAGTCCATCAATTCTGCAAATTTGTTTCTGTGCTATCCATTGACTTGAGGTTAACATTCTTATTTTAATACAAGAGCAATTTGGTTCCGTCATAGTAAAGATACCAAAGCGGAGAAATCAGATTTGTATTCACCGGCACATAATATGAGACACCCGAAATGATTAACTGCACTTCGAAGGCTCCTCCGTTTTTTATCATCATCCAATCTCCAGAAGACAGACCTGATGAACTCACAGTTAAAGCGAATGCTGGGGGTGTTCTAGTCCCAGGCCCTATATATGGTGTTAATACCAGGAAACCATACCTCCTAGCAGTGGTAAATGTAAATTGTGGAGATGTCGCGAGGGATGATCCGTTGATGTTTGTGTTACCGAAATATAAGGATTGTGATACACTTAACCCCATAGGACCTGAAGGTCCGCTTGGCCCTGCTACTCCGAAATCACCTGCAGGACCAGATGGTCCAATATTTCCAGAAGGGCCAGAAGGACCGCTTGATCCAGAAGGACCCGATGGACCGGAAGCACCGGAAGGACCTGTGTCTCCTCTACACCCTCTCGAAAGATTCGATATTGTCCATTGACTAGCAGAAAGCATCTTATCTAATTGTGAGTATATTAGACGAATAATAAGCTATCGCCTCTTTCGTAGGACCAAGGTATTCTTGTGCGGCTGGAAGCTGAATTCTGTTATTACCACTTGGATACGCAATGAGTTCGATTGGTTCAGCGCAAATGTTCTTCACACTTACGTAGTCATTCTCTGCTATTCTGTCTTCGACAGCAGTCTTTGCTATGAAGAGTGTTTTTGAAGAAAGGAAATATCTAGCGTATTCAGAAGTTGATTTGACTATTGTCTGAGGATTGGCTGTGAAACACATATCTCGTATCTCCGTCGCTATACCGTTCGTATTTACTGTGGACCATGATACTCCATCTGAAGACTTGAGCATATTATTCCCGGTTGCAGAGTTTGAACCATAAACGAAGAAGTTCTGTCCTGTCCAAACAACCTTGCGCGGGGTTGGAATGACGGTTGAACTTTGAGAATATGAAACGTTTTGCTTACTCATTGCTTCCGTTAGAGTACTTCCGTAATAGATAATAGTTCCATTCGGGCCAGTAAAAGGATTAGTTCCGTTTGCTACAAGAACCCATGTTTTTCCATTGAATGCTCCAGAAGTAGTCGTCATCCCTCCGCCATCGAACTGGACATCGTCGTTTGACTGATTCACTACTACTAAGCCAGGCGCGACATAATCCACCAAGTTCTGGGTAGTGAAGAAACACATGTTATTTCCATAATATGGAATTACACTGTTAAAACGAACGTATACCTGCTGGCCCTCCTTGATTATATTTTTCCTGTCCGTCCAAGTTGCACCGCCGTCTAAAGAGACCACATAGTAGCCGCCCAGGGCGGTGGCGTCCACTCCAAATTTCACAGTCATCATAATATTGGGGCCGTTACACGCTAGGTCTGAAACACGGTCTAGCAAGTACTCGTTTTCAAATACTTTGCTTAAGTTCCAGTTGGTTCCATAATTATCCGAATAAGCGACTACGGTCTTATCCTTGACGCCCGAACTATTAGTTCCTGCAGCAAAGAAACGTTTGTAATATGGTGACCAAACGATCTTTGAACACTCGACATCGAATATACTGTTCCCATTAACCGAATCTGTCCACGATACTAAATTCGCAGATCTCCTTATTTTGTTTCCCGTTCCACTCCCTCCTGCAACCCAGTATCTTTGTATATCGCCTACAGATATGAGCTCCGCCATAGCTATACAATTCACACGTTCTATATTTACGCCAGACACCGTTGTCCAGTTTCCCCCTTGGTTGGAGCTATAGGCCATCTTATTCCCTGAATCACCCCCGCCAACCACAACTATGGTCTGTTTGGAACCGTCTGGTCCAGACGTACCAGAAGGGTCGATAGGATTTACATATCCAGGCAGGGTTCTCGTTGAGCCGCTTGGCCCGGAGGGACCTGAAGGACCAGACGGACCAGAAGGACCTTTTGGACCAGAAGGTCCGGACGGACCGTCATTACCGGCTGGACCAGACGGACCAGAAGGACCTGATGCACCAGAAGGACCGGGGTTACCTTGTTTACCAACATCGCCTTTTATAATCAGAGTTGGGTCGACAGGCATGTCTATTACTTGTTCTGTCCAAAAACACTTTCAACGAATGAACAAGCAAGGAGTAAATGGATGGACTGACGTACCACCAGATACTCGCACAGCAATACGAGGAGAATGCCCAGATTATGGCTCCTCACGAAGATTTCGAGAATCAAGAAAATTACACTGTGACCGAACACAACGCGCTATCAGATGTAGGCCATGCGCTCGACCAACGCGAACGCTTTCAAGATTTTGCAGGTAACCGGAATCTTGCTGAGGATATTGTGACGTCACAAGCGTTTGACGACAAGAGCAAACTCAGCGTGCGATACAATAAGGATGTTCGAACAACTGTCTTTAATATCGACAGTCGTTTTCGAGCATTTGCGACTTCAATTGCTATTCCACAAATTCAATTATCTGCACAAGAAGGCCAAATACCGTCAATTGTGAGCGTAGCGACTCAGGGAGCCGAGCATTTCCTGTTCCGGTTTAATCGTCAAGTCAAGAACGCAATCTCGATAAAAATGTCTTCTATTGAGTTTCCGAATACGTTTGCGAACTTTTCTGCCTCGCGTGGAAACTCTTCTTTTGGAGTGAAAGAAAGTGCTTCAGACTACTATACAAAGGTGGACATTGCTCCTCAAGTGAACGGCATTGATGCTCCTCGATACGTTGCTAATCCGAAACTTCTAGCTTCGGCCGTTCAAACCGCGCTTAGAAGTTGCGGAGTAGTTGGAGCGAGCGGATTCACGTGTATAGTGAATACAGACGGAAACATTCAAATTGGAAACACCACCCCGGATAAATCATACGATTTCGATTTCGTCACGAATGTTACAACTCCTGGTATTTTTTCCGATGTTCCTCCTAACACTAGCAGTGCACCGTCTGCACCTCAACTCTTCGACACACTCGGCACTGTCCTTGGGTTTCCCGCGAATTACTCGAATTTAAGCACAACTGCTAGCGGTAGCGCTAATCTTGTTACTGGAACATATTTGCCTGATACGAATACGGACGACTACATATACATCAAGATTAACGATTATACGACGGTGATTCCGCAGACTGTGAACAATACATATTTCCCAGTATTTGCAAAGATTCCAATCACGGTGTCCAAAGGGTTAAAACTTTACGACAATGATTCTACAAACACGACTCGAAAAACATTCTACTTCCTTCAGCCATCCAATATACAGACCTTGGATATTACGCTACTAGACCGAGCTGGCGCTGTCCTTTCCAACGTTCGCGACTATTCAATAACCTTAGAGATAGAAGAGGTTGTGAGTCAGGCTCTCTACGAAAAATTACGTGAGCTGTAAGTAATATGGAGAAATCAGTTCTGGAGCAAATTCAGATTCCGCACGTTGAGAATCGCTACAATTTGACCTCTACGTCTCAGCAGTATCCCGCGCCGACTCACGGTGGCCGCGTTCCGAATATCAATGACTCCTCCACTATGGGGTTCTCGGCTCGTCCCTACAAGGTGTATTCGGACCGACCTTCTCTCTTCGAAGACGACGCGCGTTCTGACCTTGTTGGGCATATTCACACCATCACTCCATTGAACTCTGTATTTTTCAGTGAAGCGAACATGGACTTGCTGCAGGCAAACATTCAGAGCAGAGTCTACGCCTTGAGCGGAGGCAAATACTCAATCAGTCGTCAGAGCGACGACGAGTTACGCGTTATCATGCGAAGCTACTATCTCATGTTTGCTCGCAACGACCCCAACTATGTATCGGACGAGCTCTCTGCACTCAACGAGCGAGTAGTGTCGTTCGCTAGCGGAAAAATCTACTCTGAGGTGGACTTTCACATGTTCTATCGCAAAGACCTAGAAGACTTCGCGCCAGCTATAGCGAACCCAGTGAATGTAGGAGTCCGTGGAACGCGCACAGGGGAACTGAAATCCTTCTTCTAATACAAATGGTCAGCATGACTAGAAAGATGTTCTTGAAAGAGCACGCAGAACTGCTGCGTATTTTGAAACATCCTACGAAAAAGATGCTTGCAAAAGAGATTCGGGAACAGTCCGCGGAAGTTAAGCGCATAATGAAGACGCGTCGGATTCGGCGTAGGCGTTCTGTCCGAAAGAGATAAGATGGAAGTATGTGAGTTTCGCGAACGAATTTATGGAAAATACAAAACTCAGTTGTTTGTGCTGGAAGCGTCATGGGATTCCTTCCGGCCTATTTCTTTCGTAGGCTGGAACGGCACAGACCTAGCGATTGTCGATAACGTTTATAAACAGGATTTACTGAGTCCTGTGTATGGATACGGATCGCCAGATATGAAGCGTATTTGCCTGCATTTATTGGAGGTTACTGAATTGGAGGACAGGAAGAAATTCGAAGACCCTGCTGTGTTTTGGAAATGGTGCGGGCAAACGAATGCGGTATGGTGGAGGGACCGGCCTTGCGTATTTACATCGAGATGCGTTCCACGAGACGTGAACAGCTGGAAGAAGTATGTTTCGTGCATACAGTCTCGGCCAAAGACTCTGCGCAACTCGATTCTGCGGCGCGTAACAAAGCGTTTACGGAGAAAGGAGCACTAACATAAAATGCGCATCAATATCATTTCAAATTTCGGTCGAAATACTGGACTCAATCAGGACACCAACATTCTGCGTGGAATCCTGACGGCAGTCTTCGATAAAGATGTGAGTATTGTGTGTGTTCCTCACATTCACCCGCACTGCGAAGATGCGGACGCGAATATCTTCATAGAGGTTGTGAACCCTTCGCTAATGCCGTATGCGCGCAAGAACATTTGGATTCCAAACATCGAATGGACGCATCGGGCATGGGAGCCTTACTTGGACATGATGGATGAAATTTGGGCAAAGACGAAGGAGGCTTACGATGTGTTTGGGAAGATTGCTGAGCAGAAGGTAAGATACATTGGGTGGACATCCATCGACAAAGTTTGGGACCAAGACATGAAGAAGAACTACTTCAAAGCTATTGTTCCGGTCGGTAAGAATATTTTTCGCCATCCTCGGCCACTTTTCCAAGCATACATGCGGATTCAAGCAGATAACCCACAACTGTATACAAAGCTACCTATCCTGAACGTTATGTTTTGGCCGAACCATCTGGACGTCAAGGTTCCGCCGTCGATTGAAGACAAGGTAATTCTTAAGAACGAAGTTTTGAAGGAAAAGGATTACGACGAGTTGCTGAAGGAATGTGGTTTGTGCATTTGCTTGAGCGCTGCAGAGGGGTTTGGACATGCCGTGAACGAGGCAATGAGTGTTGGATGTAACCTGATTTTGTCCCCAATTCGTCCTTTCGTTGAAGACCTCGTGGGTCCAAAGACGGACGGGGCGTTGTTCTGCGAAGAGCTAGAGAAGCATGACCACCCTTCATGTTTCGGGACAGTGAGCGATACTAGCATTTCTTCCATCGTTAGCGCTCTCGAGAAGTACACTGCTATGTCGTTCAAGGAGCGCCGTTCTGGAACTGATAACATGAGGAGTATTTATGAGTCGCGACACAAGGAGTGGGTCGATAGAATGAAGGTTGTTCTCCCAGAAGTGTTTTCTATTCATCTGCCCGAATACGACCTAAAGTCGGCGTTCCCGAAGGAGGAAGATTTGCCGGACATTTCTATTATTACGGTCACGAAGGACAGGCGCAAGTTTATGGCTCTCTCCGTATATTGCTACCTTCTTCAGTCTTACCCCGAAGATAAGCTGGAATGGGTCATTGTGGACGACGGAAAGGATTCTATTGAGGACGTGCTGATTGGAATTCCGAACGTCACATACGTCCGTTGCGAGAAGGAAATGTCTATTTCTGCAAAGCGAAATTTGGGAGTAGAAAAGTCCATGTATGACGTTCTGGTCAATATGGACGACGACGATGTGTATCCCGAGAACAGCGTTCTCCATCGGGTTGCTATGATGCTGAAGGATCCTGCGAAGGAGTGTGCCTTTTGTACCACGATTCCGTGCTACGATATCACGAAATATAGTTCGTTCATGAATGTTCCGCCAATGACGCTTCCGATGTCTGAGCGCGTATCGGAGGCGACGATGATTTTTACGCGAAAGTTCTGGGAGGCGAATAAGTTCGACGAAACCGTGACTGTCGCGGAAGGACACGCATTTATTCGCGGTCGCGAGCAAATGTGTCGGGAGTTATCTCCCCAAGATGTGATTGTGAGTTTAGTGCACCCAAAGAATACGTCGGCACGGAAGTTGCCGGAAATCAAGGAACCGAATGGATGTCATTACGGGTTCAATGAAAAACTGTATGCTTTGGTGTCTGAGATTGGAGTCGCGCTGGTCGATGAAGTTAATACTTCACTAGGCCAAACAGGGAACGGCGAGACTTGCGACCGCGGCGAGAGCGGCGACGGCCACCGGCAACAGGAGCCGTAGAACCAGCACCGACAGTTGCAGGGGACAGCGCAGTACCTCCAGTCAGCACCATACGACCCTTAGGCTTGATTCCAGCCTTGCGGAGGGTGCGGCGAATCGTCTTCGCAGACACCTTCTTCAGAGAGCGACGGCGGCGACCTCCATCCATATTATCAGTCGTCTGAACATCAGTAGGAGCTGGGGTGGACATTTGTTTTATAATTTACCGCAGAGACTTTTTTACGCAGAGCAAGTGAGACATGTGGGTTCGACCGTGAACTTTTGTGCCCCTGTCGCTGCCTTTGTCCTCAAATAGTAGCACCCTGTCTTCAAACCCTGCTTCCAAGCATACACGTGCATCGACGATATCTTTGCATATGTGGGCTCCGCCAAGAAGAGATTCAGCGACTGCGACTGGCAAATGAACGGAGCTCGGTCCGCAGCCATATTAATCAGCGTCTTTTGTGGAATCTCCCATGCAGTCTTATACAGCTCTCGGACGTCCGCAGGAATCTCGCCAATCGTCTGAATGCTACCGTTGTTCTCAATGATTTGAGACCGGACATTGCTTGTCCACAGGTTGAGGGTCGTCAACTCCTCCACCAAATACTTGTTGACCACCATGAAATCGCCCGCGAGGACTCGGCGAGTATATAGGTTGCTTGTGAACGGCTCGAAGCACTCGTTGTTCCCTAGAATTTGGGATGTTGAGGCAGTAGGCATTGGAGCTACAAGAAGAGAATTCCGAATCCCCTTTCGTGCTCGCTCCTTGAGTTCTGTCCAATTCAAGTATTCCGTCTCCTTCGGTTCGTCCTTCCACAAATTGAACTGGAACTGACCCTTGGACATGGGCGACCCTGCGAATGTAGGATACTTTCCCTCTTCAAGTTCTCCGAAATGCGGCACCGTCAAACACGTCTCAATCACGCGATTACGGCTCTGAAACACTGCGGCATAGTAGATGTTCTCGAAGATTTCGCGATTCAGTTTGGATGCCTTCTCGCTGTTCCACGGATACCGAAGCATCGCGAATACATCCGCAAGTCCCTGAATCCCGATTCCGATAGGACGATGACGCTTGTTTGACTTCTCGCATTCTGGAGTAGGATAGAAGTTCTTATCAATCACAATGTCCAGATTGCGGGTAAGAATAGACGTGTATTGGCGCAACTTCTCGAAATTGAACTTTCCGTCTTCCACGAACTTTGGAAGGGCTAGCGAACCCAAATTACACACGGCTGTCTCGTCAGGACTCGTGTACTCCAGAATTTCCGAGCATAAGTTTGAACTCTTAATGGTGCCAAGATGCTGCTGATTGGACTTTGCGTTCGCGGCATCCTTGTAGCAGAGGTAAGGCGTTCCCGTCTGAATCTGGGCATCCAGAATCATCTGCCACAACTTCTGAGCAGGCATAGACTTGCGTCCCTTTCCTTCCGTCTCATACTTGGAGTATAAAGCATCAAACTCTTCGCTGTGGCAGTCGGCAAGACCGGGACACTCGGAAGGACACATCAGCGTCCAGTCCTCGTTCTTCTCCAGACGCTTCATGAAGAGGTCCGGAATCCAGAGTCCATAAAACAGGTCGCGGGCCCTGTCCTCTTCCGCCCCCTGATTGAGCTTGAGCTTGAGGAACTCCTCAATGTCCGCATGCCAAGGTTCCAGATAGATTGCGAACGAACCGTTGCGCTTCCCCCCCTGATTCACATACTTTGCGGTATCGTTGAAGACTTTTAGCATCGGGACGATTCCGGTAGATTCTCCGTTGGTTCCGTTAATCTTGGAACCGCGCGCCCGGATGTTGTGGATAGACAGACCGATGCCGCCAGACCACTTTGAAATTTGAGCACAGTCACCAAGAGTCTTGTAAATTCCGGTGATGGAATCGTCGGACATCTGGAGAAGGAAGCAGGAGGACAACTGAGGTTTCAGGGTGCCAGAGTTGAACAGAGTTGGCGTGGCGTGGATGAAGTAACCATTCGACAGAGCATCATACGTCTCCTTCACGTGTGCGAAATCGATGCCGTGGAGTTGGATGGCGACGCGCATCCACATGTGCTGAGGGCGCTCCACAATCACACCGTCATTGCGCAGCAAATACCCCTTCTCGAGAGTCTTGAACCCAAAGTAATCAAACCCGAAGTCGCGAGAGTAATCAATCATAGGTTGGTAGATATCCCTGTGATTCGTTACAAGGTCATGATATTCGTCGCTGATACCTTGTGTGGGACCGTGATACAGTGCTTCGATACACTCCAGCAGAGTCGCAGGCGTGTTCTTCTGGTGGTTGCTGATGACGATACGCGCCGCAAGCTTCCCGTAGTTGGGGTGGTAGCGCGCCTGCATCATCGCACACGTCTCGGCCGCAAACTCGTCCAACTGACTCGTCTTCATTCCGTCCTGGAGCTGATTACACACCTTTTGGGCAACTAGGTCAGGATTTACGTGCTCAAGACCCTCGGACAGCAAACGGATGCGCTGAAGAATTTGGTCAAAAGAAACAGGGACACGATCGCCATTGCGCTTGACTACGTAGATATGCTCGGCCATATTGATTGTTAGTATCTATATTCACGCTTA